CCACAAGATATATGCTGGTAAGGAAAGAGAAACTGATTCCCAAGTTATTATCAGTACTTGGCAGTCCCTTTTTAAACTTCCCAAGCAGTATTTTTCCAGATTTAATGTAGTCGTAGGAGATGAAGCACACCAATTTAAATCCAAGTCATTAATATCTATAATGACGAAACTTTGTGATGCAAAATACCGTTTTGGATTCACCGGAACACTAGATGGGTCTCAAACTCATAAGTGGGTATTGGAAGGATTATTTGGGCCTTCATACAAGATTATCAATACAGATGAACTAATGCAAAAAGGACATCTTGCTAAATTAGATATTAAAATACTTCTAATGAAACACCCACCAAATAGGTTTGATATCTTTGAGGATGAGGTTCAATATATCATCAATCATCAAAAGAGAAATAACTTTATCAAAAATCTTTCTCTAGATTTAAAGGGAAATACTCTTGTCTTATTTTCGAGAGTGGAAACTCACGGACAGCCTTTATATGAACTCATAAATAATAGTAAGGTTGATGATAGACATGTTTTCTTTGTCCATGGTGGTGTAGAAACTGAAGAACGGGAAAAAGTTAGAGAAATAACCGAAAAGGAGAATAATGCAATCATCGTTGCTTCTTATGGCACCTTTTCTACTGGTGTTAATATTCGAAATCTTCACAATGTTATCTTTGCTTCTCCCAGTAAATCGAGAATCAGAAATCTTCAATCAATCGGTAGAGTTCTTAGAAAAAGTGAAAACAAAGTAAAAGCAACTCTATATGACATTGCCGATGATATCAGTTATAAGTCAAGAAAGAATTATACATTAAATCATCTTATTGAGAGAATTAAAATTTATAATGAAGAAAATTTCAATTACGATATTGTTAACATACCACTAAAATGATAATGAGTGAAGAGTTTTATTGCATTTTAAAACTTATATCTGGAGAAGAAATTCTATCAATTATCATGGTAGATGAGAATGATGGTGATCCAATCATTATTCTTCAAAATCCTGTTGTAATGAAATCCGTCAGTAGTAATGGAAATGCCTATATGAAGATAAAACCTTGGATGGAACTATCTGATGAGGATATCTTTTTTATAAAGTTTGATAGAGTAATTACAATGACTGAAACTGCAAATAAGAAACTCATTACACTCTATCAACAATATTTAAATTATAATGATGACATCGATGTGTATAAACCTTCAGGTGAAGTAAAGATATCTGAACAAAATGGTTACTTATCTTCAGTAGAGTCTGCTAGAAAGAATCTTGAAGAGTTATATAAAGGCCTTAAAGAAAGCTAAGTTCTCATCTTCAACCGGGACAAACCTAGTCTATATGAATTTTTGATAGTTGTCAAGCCCCTTTAAAGTGTGCTATAATTAACTTAACTTATTAATGGATAAATGAGACCCCATGGCAAAAAAGAAATCGGAGCACTATGTAAACAATAAAGAATTACTGGAAGCAATGATATTGTATAGAAGTAAGGTAGATATTGCTCGTGAAAAGTTCATTGAGAAATATGATATAAATCCACCAAAGTCTGGACCTTGGGAAGGAAAACCAAGAATTCCAAATTATCTTGGAGATTGTTTTCTGAAAATTGCTACTCACTTATCTTATAAACCCAATTTTGTTAATTATATGTTCCGTGAGGATATGATTTCTGACGGGATTGAGAATTGTGTTCAGTATATTCATAACTTTAATCCAGAAAGGTCTCAGAATCCATTCGCATATTTTACTCAGATTATTCACTATGCATTTCTGCGTAGAATTCAAAAAGAAAAGAAACAATTAGAAATTAAAAATAAAATCATTGAACGCACTGGATTTGATGAGGTTATGGTGATAGACGACAACTTGCTTTCTGGAAGCAATTCCGAGTATAATAGTATGAAGGACAACATCCAGTACAGAAATAACAATCGATGACTAAAATTTGTGTAATTTCTGACACTCATTGGAGTGCTCGTAAAGCGTCTAAGCATTTGCACGACTATTTCCAACTTTTTTACGATAATGTCTTCTTTCCTGCTCTAGAAGAGCACGGAGTAGAAACCGTCATTCATATGGGTGATGCTTTTGATAATCGTAAAAGTATTGATTTTTGGGGATTAGATTGGACAAGGAGGATTGTATTGGATCCTCTTAGGAATTATAATGTTCATATGATTGTAGGTAATCATGATAGTTTTCTTCGCAATTCTAACGAAATTAATGCCCCAGAACTTCTCCTAAAAGATTATCCAAATATCAAAACTTATAGTTCTCCAACAAATACAAAGGTTGAAGGAATTGATATGACATTTATTCCCTGGATTTGTAGTGAGAATCATGATGAAACCATGAATGTGATTAAGAAATCTAAAGCAAAGGTTGCAATGGGACATCTAGAACTTCAAGGTTTCCGTGTAAACAATACTCTAGTCATGGATGAGCACGGATTGGACTCAAATATTTTTTCAAAGTTTACAAAGGTATTTTCTGGACACTATCACACTCGTTCCGATAATGGGAAGATTTTTTATCTTGGCAATCCTTACGAAATGTATTGGACGGATGTGAATGATACTCGGGGATTTCATATTTTTGATACGGAAACTTTAGAGCACACACCAATCAATAATCCTTATAAATTATTTTACAATCTTTATTATGAAGATACTCCCTATCAAACATTTGATGCCAGCAAATATGAGAATAAAATTGTAAAAATTATTGTACGGAAAAAATCTAAACCAAAAGATTTTGAAAAGTTTGTAGACAAATTATATACGGCAGGTATTCAAGATCTTAAAATCATTGAAAACTTTGAAATTCAGGAAAGTGAAGATTTTAGAATTGATGAGGAAGAAAATACCATTTCAATTCTAAATCGTTATATTGATGAGGCGGAAGTTCAATTTGATAAAAATATTATTAAGGGAATTCTTCAAAATCTTTATAAGGAGGCTTGCGAAGTAGCAGACTAATGTTTCTTCTTACACTTAAAGATAAAAAAGATGAAGGCGCATTTGCCGTTCAAGATAGGTATGGCGAAAAAGTTTTATTTCTTTTTGAAGAAGAGGATGATGCGACTCGCTATGCCTTGATGCTAGAAGATCAAGAAGAAAAAGAAATGGAAGTCGTCGAAGTAGACGATGATCTTGCCATAAAGACTTGTAAGGTCTATAATTACAAGTATGCCGTGATTAAACCCGAAGACATCGTAATTCCTCCTAAGAATGATAACCTTTAAGAAAATCCGCTGGCGCAACTTTCTGAGCACTGGGCAGCAATTTACAGAAATTGATTTCCAAAAAAATCAAACAAATTTAATTGTCGGAACAAATGGTGCTGGAAAATCAACTCTTCTAGATGCACTCACATTTGCCCTATTTAATAAAGCATTTCGTAAAATTAACAAAAATCAACTTTCTAATAGCACTAATGAAAAAGATTGTGTTGTTGAAGTTGAGTTTTCTATAAACAATAAAAATTATTTGGTTCGTCGTGGAATTAAACCAAATATTTTTGACATTGAAGTGAACGGCACACTTCTTCATAAAGAAGCAGATGACCGTGCCAATCAAAAAATTCTAGAAGAAAATATTTTAAAAGTCAATTACCGCAGTTTTACTCAAATTGTAATTCTAGGATCGAGTACCTTTGTTCCTTTTATGCAACTTACCACAACACATCGTCGAGAAGTGATTGAAGACTTGTTGGATATTCGTATCTTTTCTTCAATGAATACTTTGATTAAAGATAAGATTCGTCAGCAGAAGGAACAGATTAAATCACTAGACCTTAAGAAAGAATCTCTCAAAGATAAAGTTCAAATGCAAAAGAACTTTATTGCGCAGTTGGAAAGTCGTGGAAAGGATAGTATAAGTTCTAATAAGAAAAAGATTACTAATTTGATTGCTGAAGTTGATGCTTATATACTTCAAAATTCAACCACCGAAGAAAGTATCTTTGGGTATACCAAGGAACAAGAGGAAGTTATTGGTGCGACTGATAAACTGAGAAAGTTGGGAAATTTGAAAGGTAAATTATCTCAGAAAGTATCTACCATTACCAATGAGCACAAGTTCTTTACGGAAAATACAGTTTGTCCCACCTGCACTCAAACAATCGAGGAAGAGTTTCGGTTAAATAGAATTACTGACGCTCAAAATAGTGCTAAGGAACTTCAACAAGGTTATAAAGATCTTGAAGAGACCATAAAACTAGAAGAAGAGAGAGAGCGTCAATTCATTGCTCTATCTAAGGAGATTACGAAACTCAACAATGACATTTCTCAAAACAATGCTAGAATTTCATCTAACCAACGACAGGTTAGGGATTTGGAAAGTGAAATTCAAACACTTACCGAACAGCTTGAAAACAAGAATACTGAGCATGAAAAGTTAGAGGAGTTTCAAACCAATCTTCAAAAAGTCTTTGAAGATCTGGGAACTAAAAAGGAAGAGATCGTTCATTATGATTTTGCATATTCTCTTCTCAAAGATGATGGTGTAAAAACCAAAATTATCAAAAAATATCTTCCCTTCATTAATCAACAGGTGAATCGTTATTTGCAGATGATGGATTTTTATATCAATTTTGAATTAGATTCTGAATTTAATGAGAGTATCAAGTCACCTATTCATGAGAACTTCTCTTATGCTTCTTTTAGTGAGGGTGAGAAGGCAAAAATTAACCTTGCTCTTGTATTTGCTTGGAGAGAAATTGCAAGAGTTAAGAACTCTGTAAATTGTAATATTCTTTTATTTGATGAGGTTTTTGACTCTTCTCTTGATAGTTTTGGAACGGATGAGTTTCTTAAGATTATTCGTTATGTCATAAAGGATGCTAATATATTTGTGATTTCCCATAAATCTGGACTTGAGGACAAATTTGAAAGTGTCACAAGGTTTGATAAGAAGGCAGGATTCTCATATAAAATAGAATCATAACCAAATAGAACAATGCAAGTCCCCAATCGCTACCATCATTCCAAGAAGGATCAGAAGCGGAAACTCAAACCGCAGGCACTCCGACAAGCAAAGGCCCGACTTAAGGCATTCAAGAATAAGCACTCTGAAAAGGGTGCTTCTTTTTTATAAATACTTAAAAAGTTTTTTGTAAAATGAGAGATCAAGAAATTATCGGTCTTCAAGAAGCATATTTGGAAGTTTATGAAGAAGTTGATACAAGAAGAGCGCCAAAAGAGATGCTTGATAGATTGAATGCTTCTAGAGAAGGTCATATGGCACAGGATGGTCCTAATAAACCAGCATATGATGCTAAACAAAGACTTTTAAAAAAAGTACACAAAAAAAGAACTGAAATTTCTGAAGCACAAGAAGAGGGGAGAAGGGCAAGAAAAAGATATAAGAATGCTCCATCTTATGCTGAAGTAAAGGCAGGAATTGATGCCAAAGAAAATGCATCGGCAGAAAGAAAAGAAGCAAGATCTGCCACAAAAAAACCTTTAACTCCTGCAGAAAGGTATGAGCAAGAAAAGGCAGCGAGAAAAGATAAATCCGGCAGTTTTTCTCAGCATAGAATGTCTGGAAGTAGAGGTCATGGGTCAGAATATCAAAATACTCGCTCAATTCGTGAACAACTTGTTTCATATCTTCTTGACGAAGGTTTTGCATCTGATGAGAAGTCTGCAGAGGCAATCATGGGCGCTATGAGTGAAGGTTGGAGAGATGTTATTTTAACTGAAAAAACTAAAAAAACTGAAGTTGCTCCCGCAGCAAAAACTGCAGCAGATCGTGCTGAGCAGCAAAATGCAGTTGGTGCGGCAATTCAAGCAAATCCAAAAGCATTTGCAGATGCAGCGCGAAAGGAGGCTAAAGATCGTGCTAGAAGACGTAGAGAACATCTGGCAAAGGTAGACATGAATAATCCCTAAAGTTATGTTTTGATTGTCCTAGTGACGGATGGGTGTGGGGTAGGTGTCCAGTTGTAAAAGTGTCCTAGTGGGGGTCTTAATGGTCGTCTTGGGTACTATAATACTCGCATATCACACAAATTCAAATGACCGTCAATTACGAAATCAAAGGAATGCTTGCCAAACTTCTGGCGGAAGAAGATATTATAGTGGAGCATAAGAAAGTTGATACTGCTTGTTTTAATGTTCATACTCGTGTGCTTACACTTCCTATGTGGAAAGCGAGCAGTACTGTTGTGGATCTTCTTGTAGCACACGAAGTTGGGCATTCAAGAGAAACCCCAAATTTTGATTGGACTAGAGAATGTAAAGTCCCAGCGACTTTTGTAAATATTTGTGAGGATGTGCGGGTAGAAAAACTGATGAAGCGTCGTTATGCTGGCCTCGCAAAGACTTTCTTTAGTGGTTATAAGGAACTTGCCGAACAAGACTTCTTTCAAATTGAAGATGAGAAAGTTGATGAGATGAATCTTGCCGACCGTGCCAATCTTTACTTTAAGATTGGTAACTTTGCTGATATCTTTATTGAACCTGGTGAAGAGACTGAGATCATTGATCTAATTGCCAATTCAGAATCTTTTGCTGATGTTCTGATTGCTTCTGAGGTACTTTATAGGTATTGTAAGAAGAGGAAACAAGAAGAAACTAAAATCAATCTGGATTCTCATGAAATTCCACAGTCTGGTGGAAATTCTCCTGCTTCCGATTTCTCAGATCAACCGGAAGGTGAGAATGATCAACCTGAAATGGAAGGTGGTGATGGTAGGAGTTCTGATCAAATTAGTGAACAGAAATCTCAAGAACAACAACAAAAACAAGAAGTTAAAGGTGAGAAGGGTGGTGAAACATCTGAACCTGAAGTCAAGACTGTTGGTAATCTTGAAGAAGCACTCAAAGATCTTGTGAATCTGGATGGTTGGGAAAATGTTTATTTGGAGATTCCCAAATTGAATGTGAATCAAATCATTGTAAATAATGCTGAGATTCACAATCAGTGCAAGCAATCTTGGGCATCATATCTAGATCATACTGAATATTCTCATGAAGAAATTTTTGGTGAGGTAGATAAAGATTTTCGTGAGTTTAAGCGTTCGGCACAGAAGGAAGTTAATTATCTGGTAAAAGAGTTTGAGTGTCGTAAGGCAGCAGATTCTTATGCTCGTGCCACAACCGCTCGTACAGGTGTTCTGGACTGTACCAAACTTCATACCTACAAATATAATGAAGACTTGTTCCGTAAGGTCACAACACTTGCAAACGGTAAGAATCATGGTCTGGTGTTCGTTCTTGACTGGTCCGGATCAATGAGTCGTGTGATGTTGGACACCGTAAAACAACTTTTTAATTTGATTTGGTTCTGTAAGAAAGTCAATATTCCTTTTGAGGTTTATTCTTTCACAAATGATTATCCAATTGTTAAGTATGATGAGAATCATAAACCCATTATGCCTCAACCTTTGTATCAGAAAAAGGATGGTGTAATTCAAGTTATAGAATACTTCTCTTTGATGAATATGCTTACCAGTAAGACAAATGGTAAGACTCTGGAAGATCAAATGTTGAATATCTATCGGATTGCCCGTAGTTTTAGTGATCAATATTATTGTCGTTATAGTGTTCCAGTTGGTTGGAATCTTTCAGGAACTCCTTTAAATGAAGCTTTAATTTCTCTTCATGAAATTCTTCCCACCTTTCAAAAAGAAAATAAATTGCAGAAAGTTCAGTGTGTAATTCTGACAGATGGTGAGGCAAATACTCCTAAGTATCATAAAGAGTTTAGTCGTCGTCATTTAGAAGAACCTTATCTTGGTGTAAATTCGATTAGTAGTAACGCATTTCTTCGTGATCGTAAAACTGGAAATACATATTCTTTGAATGTGGAATGGCATGGTTTTAGTGATATTCTTCTTCAAAATCTTCGGGATAAGTTTCCTACAGTCAATTTTATTGGTATGAGGATTCTGGAATCTCGTGATACTTCACAGTTTATTCGCAGATATACTGGATATATTGGTACAGAATATGATAGAATTTTTTCTTCTTGGAAGAAAGAAAAGTCCTTTACTATTAAAAACTCTGGATATCATACATATTTTGGAATTTCTGCTTCTGCTCTTGCAAATGATGTGGAGTTTGAGGTTGCCGAAGATGCCACTAAGACTCAAATTAAATCTGCATTCATAAAGAGTTTGAAGAGTAAGAAAATGAACAAGAAAGTTCTTGGCGAATTTATAGAACTGGTTGCCTAATTTATAAATAAATCTAGGAAAGTATACTGGACTTATGAATACCGAACAAATTAAAGACATGCAACTGCTTTATAGTGCAGTTTATAATGAAGAACTTAGAGAGCAGTTTGAGGAATATAATAATACCATCTATGATGAGGATATTGTAGAAGTTGCCACCGAGTATTTCTATTCTTATGGTCTCAATGAAGATGGTATTAATATTCTGATTGAAAAGGTTGGTCTTGAGTCTTTTGTTGAGTATGTTTATGAGTTGTCGGAAGATCTTCATGTTCTTACTGAAGAAAGATCTGCGAAAAAAAGACCTGGTGGAAAATCTTATGATGAAGTGAAGGCAGAAATAGACGAAAGAGAGGCAAAGGCAAGAGCAAAGAAGGAAGCAAAGAAAAAGGTTGCTCAAGCAGCTTCTGATAAAAAGGAAACAGAAAGAAAAGAACCAGAATCCCGTGGCGTAGAAAGTCAGGCAAAGGCAGAGCAACCAAAATCAAAAAAACCTATAAAGGATGCAATTGCGCGTAATATTTTCCGTGCAGTTGATGCTTATAAGGCAGGTATGGAGCGTCATAAGGCTGCTACCTCAATTGCTAGCGACACTACTAGACATGTTGCAAGAGAAACTGGGGGATTATTGCGTACACTTGGAAATACTGCTCGCAAAGGTGCTGGAAAAGCAATCGATCATTTAACAACTCATGGATTGAAAGTTGCTAAAGAGGAATTTAAGTTAGGGAAGAAAAAAACTCCGAAGGAAATAAAAAGATATATAACGGCTCTTCAAACACTACAAGGTAATAATCAAGAACCTACAACTCAATCCCAATCATCAGGAGAACCAACAAGAAGAAGGCGAACTAACTTGAAAGATGTTGAGGTTAGGGAAGACATTTATGACACCATCCTCTCACACCTGATTGATGAAGGTTATGCTGAGTCTGTAGAGCAGGCAGAAGTTATTATGGTGAATATGAGTGAAGAGTGGAGAGAGAGTATTATGGAAATGCCGTATCAAATATATGGACCAGATCCAACTAAATCTAGTGATAGTCCAAAAATTCCTCTCGGAAAACCATATAAAAGTAAAAAGAGAGCAAAAACTAGAGCAGATAAATTGGATCTAGATATTGGGGGATATCGCCATAGTGTTCACAAAACTCCAGATTGAAATTAAAGTTTAGAATTTTGGTCGTTGATGCCACTTTCCAAACCGTCACAAGGGGGCACTGACTGCCCCCTTTTTTAATGCTATAATAAACAGATGAAGACATATAAATAATATTATCATCTGCTTTATAAAACTTTATAAAAATGACAAACGAAATTAGAAATAAAAAAGAAAGAGAAAGATATTCTAAAAAAATTCAAGATTCCAATTTTAAAGAAGAAAAAAGAAAGAGGGATTTGGAGTATTACCATAAAAATAAAGAGACAAGAGTTGCTAAACAGATAGAAAGAAGAAAGGAACTTCTAAAAGAAGCAAAAGAAAAACTAGGTGGTAAATGTGTTTGTTGTGGTACACTTGAACATCTTGAATTTGATCATATTGATGATGCTAAAAAGGAACATAATGTGGCAAATGCTGTTCGTAATATAAGAGAAGTTTTTTGGAATGAAGTTGAAAAGTGTCAATTGTTATGTGTAAAATGTCATAACAAAAAAACAACTGCTCAAAAAAGAGCAAAACAAAATCTTTGGTTAAGTTTGTCTCTTGAAAAAAGAGAAGAATTGGTAAATAATGAGATGTGCCACTTTGAAAACTGTCCCTAATGATCTCCAAATTGGGCAGTTATGCCTTATAATAATCTCAGTTAAACAAAACAATCTACACTATGCCTCGCACCAAAATGACCGACGAACAAATTATTTCTGGTCTTAAAGAAAATTTTGGTACAGAATTGACTTCTGCCGATATTAGGGGATTTTGTTCTGCTAAAAATCTTTCTTATCCTACTGTAACTCGTCGTCTTGAAAAGTTTAAGACTAATCGTGGTCGGTGGAACTTGGAGGTTACTACTAAGGATATTCAAAATCTTGAAAATACTTATATTTCACCTTCTGTTTCTGGTATTGGCATTATCGAAGCAGTAAAACAAAACCTTATTCCCGATAAAGATGATACCTTCGTCAAGTTTGGTAATTTTGACGATATTAAAAAAATTATTCAGTCCCGTCTCTTTTATCCTACATTTATTACGGGTTTGTCAGGTAATGGTAAAACGCTTAGTGTGGAGCAAGCGTGTTCTCAACTTGGTAGGGAATTGATCCGTGTCAACATTACCATCGAAACCGATTCTGATGATCTTATTGGGGGTTTCCGCCTTGTTAATGGTGAAACGGTGTGGCACAACGGACCAGTCATCGAAGCACTGGAACGTGGTGCAGTGCTACTTCTCGATGAGGTGGATCTTGCATCTAATAAAATCCTTTGCCTCCAATCCATCCTAGAAGGTAAAGGTGTATTCCTCAAAAAAATTGGTACTTTTGTCAAACCAACAAACGGGTTTAACGTCGTCGCAACTGCCAATACTAAAGGCAAAGGTTCTGATGATGGTAGGTTTATTGGAACTAATGTTCTCAACGAGGCATTCCTAGAACGTTTCCCTGTGACCTTTGAGCAGTCCTATCCTGCTCCTGCTACCGAGCAGAAGATCTTGGAAGGTGTTGCTCTGGATCTGGGTGTGGAAGACCGTGACTTTTGCAAGAGGTTAGTTGATTGGGCCGATATCATCCGTAAAACGTTTTATGACGGTGGTATTGAGGAAATCATCAGCACCCGTCGTTTGGTTCACATCATCCGTGCATATAGCATTTTCCAAGACAAGGCAAAGGCAATCCAAGTCTGCGTCAATCGTTTTGATGACGAAACCAAGCAATCTTTCCTGGAACTTTATGACAAAGTTGATGCTGATTTCCAAATGCCTACTGAAGTGTCAAATGAAGTTCTTCCATATCTTGACGAACCCCGCCCTTTCTGATATAATACGGGGAGGTAATGTTACTTCCCCTTTGTCCTTTATTTTGAAATTTTATGTCTGAAATTCCTGAAAAGAAAGAAAACTTTGAAACAAGTTATAGTGACTATATTCCAACCGGAAATAGTACAATGTTTGGATCTGAATCTAATGATACAATCGCATTTGTAGGATCTAATCTTCCTGGTGGAATGGGCGACGACCATATTCGTTATTGGGAGGATGATGGTTTTAGTCTAACTGGAAATCCATATGCTTCTCCTGATGTTTTTAATTTTGGATCTCCAGCATCTGCGGTAACATTTTCAAATAACCATAGTGCAACTATGAGTTCGCAATCATTCAATTTGAATGTGGGTACATCACAAAAATCAAATCAAGAACACTTTTGGAAGTTCGGTGAAGGCGAAACTCTAAAGGCAGTGAATGATTATATTGTAAGTACATATAATGCACACTATGCATCTGAAAAGTCTAAGGTTCAGGTGCTTGATATGATTGATGCAATTGGTGATGGTGTTCCTTTCTGCCGCGATAATCTCATCAAGTATTCTTCCCGTTTTGGTAAGAAGGATGGGATGTCTAGACTTGACGCACTGAAGATTATCCATTATGGTATTCTTCTATACCACTTTGCTGGTTTTAATAATCAAACTAAGAACAACAATGAAACTTTCTGATAACTCTCTGACTATTCTCAAGAACTTTGCCGGAATTAACAATTCAATTCTGGTAAAGAAGGGAACTCGTCTTCGTACTATTTCTGTGGCAAAGAACATTCTTGCTGAAGCAGATATTATTGAAGAATTTCCTCGTGATTTTGCCGTTTATGATTTGAATCAATTTCTCAACGGTCTGAGTCTACATCAAGATCCTGAATTGGATTTTGGTAATGATTCTCATATCGTGATTCGGGAAGGTAAGCGTAGAGTTAAGTATTTCTATGCTGATCCGAATGTAATTATTTCTCCTCCCGAAAAGGAGATTCAACTACCTTCACAAGATGTTTGTTTTCAACTTGAGAGTGCTTCTTTAGAGAAATTGGTTAAGGCAGCTGCAGTTTATCAACTTCCTGACTTTTCTGCAGTTGGGGAAGCAGGTGTGATACGTCTTGTCGTTCGGGATAAGAAGAATGACACTTCCAATGAATACTCAATCGTGGTTGGTGAGACTAATAAGGAGTTTGTCTTCAACTTTAAGGTTGAAAACATTAAGATTATTCCTGGTGCCTATGACGTGGTTGTGTCAGAAAAACTACTGTCCCAATTCAGCAACAGCAAGTACAATCTGCAGTATTATATTGCTCTTGAACCTGATTCCACTTTTTCTTGATGCAATTTCCACTGTATTTGACTTCTGAAGGAAAGCAATTACTAGATCTGCTCGCAAAAGCACATTTCAATATTCGTGAAAATATTTCTTGGTGCTCTGATGGTTATTATGGTGCAATTATCAAAGAAGATAAAACATTCTTTGTATGCACTAAAAATATTCTTAATGGACCTGATCCTAGTAAGAATTTAAATGAAACTGTTTATCACGAAGCACTTCATGCTGCCCAACTGTGTAGGGGAATGAAACCAATCGGAATTCCAATTGGAAAAATGCCTATACCATGGCATAAAATGAATAATATTGAAAAGTCAATTGCTTTGACCAAAAATAGATCTACTAGAAGACTTGAGCACGAAGCATTTTGGTTTGAGGATAAACCAAAGCAAGTCATTTATTATTTGAAAAAGTTCTGCTTTTAATTATTACAAAACTTTGAGGAACTAACTTTGAATATCTTCGTGGTCAATTCGTGTCCGGTGCTTTCTGCTGCAGAACTTCCTGACAAATACTCAGTGAAAATGCCCTTAGAAACCTGCCAAATGGTCTCTGTCATCTTCTCCAAGTGGTATTATAATTGGGGAACCATTCCCAAGAAAGACGGTCTGCCATACAGTACAGAGAAGGGTGCCTTCCGTAATCATCCCTGTACTCAATGGGCAGCAAAATCTCACGAGAACCTTGCCTGGTTGATTCTGCACGGATTTGCGCTTTGTATTGAGTATAGGAATCGTTATGAAAAAGACCACGCTTGTATGAAAGGACTTGAAGTGGCAGAGAATATCTTTGCTACTAGAAGTGGAAAGGAGATTTCTATCTACAAGAATGTGGTAGAATTCACAAGGGCAATGCCTGATTTTTTAAAATATGATACTTCAATTGATACTTTTGAGGCATATAAAAAATATATTGCTTCCAAACCTTGGGTTGCGGAGAACTATCTTCGTATACCTTCTCGTAAACCTGATTGGATTTGATTATGAGTTCTAACTTTATTTGGGTGGAAAAGTATCGCCCAAAGACTATTGAAGATTGCATTCTCCCTGAGAATATTAAAAAGACCTTTAGTGACTTTTTAAATAAGGGTGAAATCCCAAATATGCTACTTGCTGGACCTCCAGGAGTTGGTAAAACCACAGTAGCAAAAGCACTATGTAATGAACTTGGAGTAGATTTTTATGTCATTAACGGATCCGACGAGGGTAGATTCCTTGATACTGTTAGAAACAATGCGAAGAACTTCGCTTCGACCGTCTCACTTTCGTCAACTGCTAAGCACAAAGTCGTTATCATTGACGAAGCAGATAACACAGGGAACGACGTACAACTCCTCCTTAGGGCATTTATTGAGGAGTTTGCTGGTAACTGCCGTTTCATCTTCACCTGCAACTACAAAAACAAAATCATTGAACCTCTCCACTCCCGATGTGCCGTCGTCGAGTTTGGAATCAAAGGAAAAGAAAAAACCCAATTGGCAGGATCCTTCTTCAAGCGTCTACAGGACATCCTGGATGCGGAAGGTGTACGATACGATCCTAAAGTCCTTGCCGAACTAATCAACAAACACTTTCCCGATTGGAGGAGAGTTCTCAACGAGTGCCAGAGGTACTCTGTTAGTGGTGAGATAGATAGTGGGATTCTTGCGTCCTTTTCTGACGTTGCTGTAAATGATCTCATCACTCATCTCAAAGATAAGAATTTTGCTGAAGTCCGAAAGTGGGTGGTCGCCAACTTGGACAACGATTCTTCTGTCATTCTTCGCAGGATTTATGATGCCTGTTATACTCATCTTTCACCCCAAACTATTCCTGCTGCCGTTCTTATTATTGCTAAGTATCAATACCAAATTGGATTTGTGTGTGACCAAGAGATAAATCTTCTTGCAGCACTCACTGAAATTATGTGCGAATGTGAGTTCCAGTAATACAAAGTTGCTTTTGTATAAATAGTTATAACAAATGCTAGTTGGTATTATGATACAACAAGGAGCAAAATGGTGGAACGACGAGCAAGTAAATAAAAGGTCTGTTGAATGCCCTGGAAATAATTTTGTTCTTGGTAGAATTTCATATCCAAGAAAACCTTTGAGTGAAAATACCAAAGAAAAAATTAAACAATCTAACATCGGCAAAATTCCTTGGAATAAGGGAAAGACCGAAATATATTCCAACGAAACTTTGGAAAAAATGAGAATGGCAAAAGAAAATTATGTCCCTTGGAATAAAGGAATATCCGGCACTATTCCTTGGAATAAGGGTCTCACAGCAGAAGATGATGATAGAATTAAATCCTATCAACAAAAGCAACTTGGACAGATACGAAATGGAAATTATGTATCTGGTAAAAATCATCCACAATATAGAGATGATACTCCCAAATACAAAAAATACAGAAAACAAGTAGATTTATTGACTGAAAAAAATTATGTAAAGTATAAAAATACTATAAATCCAGATAATAAACCTAGAACCTTATGTGGAGTTGAAGGTGGTTATCAATTAGATCACATATATCCTGTATATGTGGGATTTGTTAATAAAATAGCACCAGAAGAAATTGCTAAATTAGAAAATTTAAGAATTATTCCTTGGAAAGAAAATTTAATTAAAAAACACAATCTTTTATAATGCTAAAATGACTAATTGGATTTATAATGAAGATGGGACAATAGAACCCCCTTCAGTTTATTGGAAAAGAAAATTATCTTCAACATCGTATAGGAAGTGGGACAATAGAACCAAAGAATACAAATATGTAAAGTGTGGTTCGGAGGAGCATAAAACAATACTCTCCAACAAAGGTGGAAGTCAAAAAGTTTGTTCTGCACCAATTCAAGTTCCAAAGTCAATTTCTGATAAATGGTATTTGTCTGAAGAATGGAAATTGTGTCGTAAAGAATATCTTCGCAACTATTACAAATTTAATGAAAAACGAGTATGTAATTATTGTGGGGAATGTGAAGATGAAGTAAAAATAAATGTTGATCACATCTATCCAATAAGAAGATATTGGAGTATGAGATTGGATCATATTAATTTGCAAAATCTATGCGAAACTTGTAATACTATGAAAGGAAATTCTATGGACGATACAATTGCTAAAAGAAAACTTATCAAAAAAGATGGAAAATGGGTTATTCTTGAAGTAAAACAAGAACCTTTTATCTGTCCCGATTGGTTAAAGGATGATACTCCATTTGATTGGAAAAAAGAAGAACCACAATCTTCAAAATTGGAAATACTTTCTATTAAAAAAGTGGAGTGTACGTTTAAATGAAATTTAACTATCAAGATCTTAAAGAAGGTAGTGTTAAAACTACTCCACAAAATGTTCAAGAAGCAAATGAAAATCTTTTTCGTGCTAAGTGGAATCTTCCAAAGGCGGCAAAGCATTGTGGAATGACTAATAAAGAAATGAAACTAACTTTTTTTGAATACCTAAAATATCACAAACCTGATTATGATGAATCAAAATTTTCAGAAACTAACTAAAAAGCAACAAGAAAGAATTGTAGATTATGCAGAAGTTGTATACACGGATTTGAGATCTCAAGTAGAACTTTGGAATAGGAAAAGAAATAATAGAAATACGGTTAGGGGAATTACACATGGAAATTATGATAGAATTCATACCATGTCCACTCCTTCCGGTTTGGTAAGTAAATCTGCAATTGAAACAAAATTAAAAAATTCTGAATTTGTTTTTACAAAAGACCACGCATATAGACCTCAATTTGTAATGCAAATGTTTATGGATAATACAGATACTTTTTTATCTGATTTTAATATATTTTTGGAATATATTATTCTTGCTTCAACTACTATTCTTATTACTTCCAAAGAAAATGATAAGTTGAAAAGTTTCACAAAAAACCGAAATGGTGAAATAATTATTAAAGTACCTACTGATAAAATATATAAAGAAGCGGGTATAGAATTGCTTGAAGTTCAACAAGGTAGAGGATGGTGGAAAAGGGATTTAAAACCCGCTGATAATTATTTGCCCACTCCAGATCTTTATCTTGAGTATGAGAAAAAATTTTTGGTAAATTAACATGTTATCTATTGAAGATGCAACTTGGGCGGCAGATCAATTTATAGAATACTATTCTAAGTTTAATCGTATCGATGATTATCTTCGGTATGTGAAACGGAGTAGAACATCCAATGCTTCTGGAAAATTGTTCGGACCTGAAGATGAGATTTTCTCAAACTTTAATCTTCATCCAAATGATATGTCATTTTCAATTCGTGAGGTAGATACTAATCCGAAAACAACATCCAAATACAATCAAGATCTTTATTCTGAGATTTTAACCGACACTGCTTCAAATCCTATTGAGGAAGCAATTCCTGGTAGAACTTTGAAATGGATTGTGACTGAGGATACAACAAATAAAATTATTGGGGTAGTTCGTTTTGGATCTCCAACTATTAATTCAAAACCAAGAAATGATTATTTTGGTGAAGTTCTTTCACTTTCCAGAATTAACAGTGAGTTTGTAATGGGATTTAATATTGTCCCTGTTCAACCATTTGGATACAATTATCTTGGTGGTAAACTTCTTGCTCTTTTGGCATCCTCTAATGAACTCAAACGACAATTTGATCGTAAGTATGGAATTGATCTTCAATACTTTGAAACAACTTCACTGTACGGTACAACGAAAGGAGTATCCATGTATGATGGTCTTAAACCTTATATTCGACACATAGGAGATACTGAAAGTAATTTTCTTCCACTATTTCATGATGACTACTTTAAAGAAATGTTCTGGTGGTTTAATAACACCGCAAATGGTGGCGAAAGACTGATTTCTGCAGATAAGTCATCAAAGAAACTGAAGATTCAAACTAAGATGATTTCTATCATCCGAAATTCTTTAAAAGGTCATTCTAAGTTGGATGAATTTAATTCTTGTATTGAACATGCAAAGACTCTTACCGAAAAGAAGAGGTATTATCTTTCTAAATTTGGATACGAACCTGAACAAGTTATTGAGTGGTGGAAGAAGAAGGCATCTAAAAGATACGAAAAATTGAAGTCCGAAGGTCGTCTTAGGATTGAACTTGAATTGTGGAAACATGATAATGATTTGGAGATTATTCGATGACTTATGAATTGAAGGACTGGTTGAATTCAATCAATCAAACAAAAAAGAATATTATGGATGAAGATCCCTTATCAGAAAAAGAATATGCGCCATACATTATTAATCGTTGTTTCTCTGGACATATTGATTCTTTGATGTTTTCAAATGAGATGAATAAGTATCATTTCCTTCCGAAAAAGATGCAGTATGACTTTTTTATAAATATTCTGAGGACTAAGAAGAGATTTTCTCCTTGGCTCCGTAAAGATACGATCAAAGATCTTGATTATGTGAAACGTTACTATGGTTATAGTAATGAGAAAGCAAAACAGGCTTTGAGGATTCTTACCAAAGAACAACTAACATTTATTAAATCGAAATTTGAAACTGGAGGAACAAAATGAGCGTCGTTCAAGAACCTGTTGTGAATTGGACACCTGACCAAATGGTTGAAGTGATCCTGAATGAACCTGATGACTTTCTGAAAGTTCGTGAGACTTTGACACGTATCGGAGTTGCTTCACGCAAGGAAAAGAAAATCTATCAATCTTGCCATATTCTTCATAAGCAAGGTAGATACTATCTCGTGCATTTTAAAGAATTGTTTGCACTTGATGGAAAACATGCTAATCTTACTGTAAATGATGTTCAGCGTCGTAACCGTATCGCCCAACTTATTGCAGATTGGGGTCTGGTAGAAATCGTTGATGTTTCTAAGATTTCTGATATTGCACCACTCAATCAAATCAAAGTCCTTGCTTATAAGGACAAAGGGGATTGGATTTTGGAAACCAAGTATAATATTGGTGCAAAGAAGAAGCGGGTGGAAGAGGAAACCGAATAAGAAAGTGGGGGGGTTGCAATACCCCCTTTTTTGTGCTATTATGTATAAATAAATTGTCTACTATGTCAGTTGAGTAGTAGATACCTGTTGTGGAAACACTCAGGTGGGATATGTTCCCATAACAACTAACAAGTCGAAAGACAGTTAACGAATTTAAAGAGGTAACATGACTAGAGAAATGAAACCGAATAATGCGTATGCGCATTTCGCTTCTAATTTTGAAAAAACTATTAACAGTTCATTATTTACAGAACCTAAAGTAAAAGTTTTTATTTTACAAACTGGTGGGGGAAAATCATATTATCAAGATAAGGAAATGCCTTTAGTTCTTAAGAATGCATTTCCCACTATCAAATACATTTTTAGGTTATCTCCAACAAGAGAAGTTGCATATGATGGGACATTTGCCAATGTTGAAGAACTATCCAAAAAAGATGAGTTTAATTTTACTTTCATAGATGATCCAGCAAGTAACAGTATTTTGGATGCTATTGGAAAGATACCAAAAACAGTTCTTTGTGTTTCTTGTACTCATACTTACTTCACTACTAATTTTGAAAGACTACTAAAATATGCTAAACAATCTGTTTTAATTATTGAAGAAGCTCATCAATTCATTGGATGTGCTGATGCTGGTAGAGATGCATATATTGTTAATTTTGGATATTCTTCAGAATACACTGCGGAAACTTGGGAAAGAATTTCACGATGGAGAGATGTAAATCCTAGAATTTTGGGATTTACTGCCACTGCTACTGAACATCATAAAGGTAACGACAAATTAACTGATCAGTTTGAAATTTGTGGTAAACTTGCACCATTAGAAGATATCCTACCCTCACAATCTTGGTTAAATGTACCAAAATCATACAGTTTTACTAAAACACAGGGGACTGATTCAATTAAACCTGCAGTTCAAGAGAGTATTGAATTGCTCTTTAAACGTGAAGAAATTTTATTTAAATTAAAAGAATCTGATCCAAATATTAATACCAAACTTAGTGCATTTTATGTATGTGGAGATTCTAGGGGAATTTGGGGATGTTCTATTACGGAAACCCGAGAAATAATTGCCGATTATCTTTTAACAGAAGGATTTGGTAATTCTTCAGATAAGATGATTGCTACTATGGTAGAAAATAGTAGCGGTGGAAATACCATTTGGGGGTTGGATGGATCTAGAGAGAATGTTGCAACTTCTTCTGAATTATTTGCCAGATTACAAGATCCAAATGATCCAGTTAGATTTCTTCTTGTGATTAATAGGGGTAGGTCTGGAATTAATGTCCATAATTTGACAGCAGCTGTTGTGTGTCGTGTTCGTGATCCTAAAGAAATTAAAACACCAATACCCATTCAAATTTTTGGAAGAATGGTGAGATTAAATGTTGGAACTGGCGACATCATTCGTAAAGAATATATTAATAATCTTGACAATTATTTGAAATATTATTCTCAAGATTATAATGTAGACATTAAAACTGTAATTGAAACTATTAAGATTTCAAATGTTTTTGATATTTGGCATCCTAGTAATAATAAGGCAAAAAGAACTTGGGAAGAATCATTAGAAGAATTTGAAAGGGATTATGTTAATACCACCCAAAAAGGTTTTGATTATCTTTATAAGTTTACTGGTGTCGAAAAACCCAATTGTATGAATCACATTGTTAACAATGAACTTCCATTAAATTGTCCTTATTGTGGAGAATCTATTGAAGATAAAATATCTGAATGGGAAACTTCTGGAGCACTTGATAAATTCTTCGTATAACCGAATAAAAATGAGCGGGGAACAACACCTCGCCTTTTTTATGTTCTCCAATATATACTAATGATGTTGCCTTCGGGGACATTATTAACTTACAGACGCTTTAAGGAGGTCTATCATGTTTGGGACAAGTTCACTTACACTCTCAGTACCAGAAACTGCAAAGTATCTGATGGAGATTCAAAGAAATAGTATTGGAATGGATGAGTGGTTTAAAAGGTTTGATACTGCGTTTGAGACGCATACGAACTATCCACCATATAATTTAATCAAAGAAAGTAGTGTTGATTTTAGATTAGAAATTGCACTTGCTGGGTATAAGAGAAAAGATATTGAAGTCACCACCGAATGGAATAAACTTTTTGTACAAGCAAAGAAAGTGGATGATTCTGAAGACCAATATCTACATCAGGGATTGGCAAAGAGAGCATTCACACGCACCTGGACTCTTTCTGATGATGTAGAAGTTAAAGATGTTTCTTATATCGATGGACTACTGACCGTCAAATTAAATAGAGTTATTCCAGAGCATCAGAAGAGAAAGGTTTATCAACTTAACTAAATAACATTGAGCTAACTATCGTTGTCGCAAGGAGGAAACTGGCAAAATCCAGTTGCACCTCCTCTTTTTTTGTGCTATACTGACTTGAGAGGAAACCTAAAAATGTCCGTAAAAATCGCTCTATTGAAATCTGGAGAATCAGTAATTGCTGATATAAAGGAATTGATTTCTGAAGAAAAAGTATGTGGTTATCTTTTTACGAATCCGCATAAGATGCAAGTTAACAATTCATTGTTCTTGACTGAACAACCAGTGGAATCTGAAGATAGTGTTGTTAGTATTACATTTTCTTCTTGGATTATGTTTACTAGTGATGATGAGATTCCGGTGCGTCCTGATTGGATTGTGACCATAGTTGAACCAATCAAAGCTCTTAAAAAAATGTATGAGGAAAAGGTAAATGGAAAAGCAAGTGAAGTGTCTTCTTCTGAAGATTGACACTGTATTGATTACTGAAATTGTTGAAGTTGGATCTGAACTTGGGGAACCTGATTGTAGATTAATTAATCCTTATAAGTTTTTTGGTGAAAATGACCTTCGCCGTTGGACTGAAGGTATTACTAATCAAACTGAATTTATGATTCATTCTGATAGTATTCTTACAATTGCAGATCCAACTCCTGAAATTATTGAAAAGTATCTTGAACTAACTAACTGATGTCGTATCGCTTCTATACAAACGTACAGATGGTCGGGGATCACTTCTTAGTTCGTGGTTATGAAAATGGAAAAAATTTCATGACTCGTGAGAAGTTTTACCCGACTCTTTTTGTCCCTTCAAAAAAGAATACTGAATATAAAACACTTAATGGTGAATATGTTGAACCAGTTCAACCTGGAACTGTAAGGGAATGTAGAGATTTTATTAAAAAGTATGAAGGTATAGATGGATTTAATATTTCTGGAAATGATAGGTATATTTACCAATACATCTCGGAGATTTATCCAGAAGATGAGGTAAAGTTTGATATTAGTAAGATTAAAGTAACTACAATTGACATTGAAGTTGCTTCTGAAAATGGATTTCCTGATGTTGAAAGTTCAGCGGAAGAAGTATTGCTCATTACACTTCAAGACTATAATACAAAACAGATTAATACTTGGGGACTTGGTAAATTTGACAATCAACAGAGTAATGTAAATTATCGTTCTTTTGATAATGAACATGATTTACTAAATGCATTTATTCATTGGTGGATGATTGAAGAGAATACTCCAGAAGTTATTACTGGTTGGAATAGTGAATTATACGATATTCCATATCTGGTTCGTCGTATAGATCGTATTTTAGGTGAAAAACTCATGAAGCGTATGTCTCCATGGGGACTAGTAACTGAAAGTGAAACTTATATCTCTGGTCGTAAGCATATTTCTTATGATATTGGTGGAATAAGTCAACTTGATTATTTGAAACTCTATAAGAAGTTTACTTATAAAACACAGGAATCTTATCGTCTTGATCATATTGCAAGTGTGGAACTTGGACAACAAAAATTGGATCACAGTGAGTTTGATACGTTTAAAGATTTCTATACCAAAGGTTGGCAGAAATTTGTAGAATACAACATCAAGGACGTTGAACTTGTTGACCGTATGGAAGACAAGATGAAACTGATTGAACTTGCAATTACAATGGCATATGATGCTAAGGCAAACTATGCTGATGTGTTTTCTCAAGTTCGTATGTGGGATACAATTATCTACAACTATCTGAAAAAAAGAAATATTGTGATTCCTCCAAATGTGAGGTCTGATAAAGATTCTAAGTATGCTGGTGCTTATGTAAAGGAACCAATTCCTGGTGTGTATGATTATGTTGTCAATTTCGATTTGAATTCACTTTATCCTCATCTTATTATGCAATATGCAATATCTCCAGAAACGCTTATAGAAAAAGATGAACTTAATAAAAGAATTGCTGAACTTGAAAGTATGCTATAATATAAATAGGATATAGATAGTTTATAAGTAAAGGTTAGTATCCTATGTATGTTTATCAATATAAGGAAGATGTAAATGTGTTCTATGTTGGTATGGGGCAAGGTTATAGAATGTGGTCTCATTTAAAACCAAGTTCTTATATGCCATATGATGCAAATTATCCTTCTTTTTATGGAAAAATAAAATCTATGATTTTAAATGGGACTGAACCTTGTGTTGAAAAGATTTTTGAAGGAACAAAAGAAGAATGTCTAAACCTTGAAAAAGAACTTATTAAAAAATATAAGTTGATTGACGAGGGGGGCACACTCTACAACATTTCTAAAAGTGGTGGGGGTCGTGTAAAAGGAAAATCATATCCTATGAGTGAAAATACTTTGAAAAGATTTAGGGAAACTAGGAAACAAAGTAGGACTTACAAAATTGAAAGTGAAGATTTGAGAAAAATGTATCTTATTGAAAATAAGACAAGAAAACAAATTGCCGAACATTATAATTGTAGTGAGGTATTAATCAAACAAAGATTAAAGGAATTTGGAATTAAAAAGTCCACTAAAATTATGGAGAATTGAGATGTGGAAAGATGTTCGTAAAATGTCCCGTGAGGAAATTGTAGAAGAACTTGAGGCACTTAAACAGGTAAGAGAACTTACTACAAAGGTGAGTGTAGACAAACTTCTCAAACAAGAGTTGGATTTAACACCACTAAAAAAAGTAAATCTTACTATGACTGCGAATGGGGCACTCTACCGCAGGGTAAAGGGATTTCTTCCCGAACTGATGGAGAAAATCTATAAGGATCGCACCATCTATAAGAAGAAAATGATTGAGGCAAAGCAACAATATGAGAAAAAGAAAACCAAAGCATTGGAAAAGGAGATTGCAAGATGTAATAACATCCAAATGGCAAGGAAGATTCAACTTAATAGTGCTTATGGTGCTATTGGCAATCAGTACTTCCGTTATTTTAAACTAGCAAATGCTGAGGCAATCACTCTTTCTGGGCAAGTTTCAATTCGTTGGATTGAAGAAAAAATTAATAACTACTTAAACAAAATTCTTAAAACTAAGGACTTTGATTATGTCATTGCTTCTGATACTGACTCCATCTATCTTAATATGGGTCCTTTGGTGGAGACTGTATATAAGGGAAGAGAAAAGACTACTGAAAGTATTGTCTCTTTTCTTGATAAGGTTGCTAAGGTAGAACTTGAAAAGTATATTGAAAGTTGTTACCAAGAATTGGCAGACTATGTGAATGCATATGATCAGAAGATGCAGATGAAGCGAGAGAATATTGCTGATCGTGGAATCTGGACTGCTAAAAAACGGTACATTTTGAATGTATGGGATAGTGAAGGTGTTCGTTATGATGAACCTAAACTGAAAATGATGGGAATTGAGGCAGTTAAATCTTCCACTCCCGCCCCTTGCCGTCAGATGATTAAGGATGGTTTAAAGATTATGATGAGTGGCACTGAAGATGAAGTTATTGATTACATTGATAAGTGTCGGTCTCAGTTTAAAAAACTTCCACCAGAACAGATTGCTTTTCCAAGAACTGCTTCTGATGTTCGTAAGTATCGTTCCCATTCTGACATTTATGTAAAAGGAACTCCGATTCATATTCGTGGAGCACTTCTCTTCAATCATTATATTAAGGAGAAGAACTTGACCAATAAATATTCACTTATTAATAATGGTGAAAAGATTAAATTTATCTATCTTAAAAAACCAAATATAATTAGAGAAAATATCATCTCATTTATTCAAGATTTTCCTACAGAACTTGGTCTTGACAAATACATTGATTATGAATTACAATTTGAAAAGAGTTTTCTTGATCCATTGAAATCAATTCTCGATTCAATTGGATGGAGAGTTGAAAAAACTATTAACCTTGATTCATTTTTCTCTTAATGGAACTACCTATCAGCGATAAAGAACTTGAGACTATTCTTAGTGCTTTAAGATTGGGGGGAGATACTTCACTGTATCAAAAATTATGGAGTTATAGAATGAATAATTTAAATAAAAATGCAGAAAAGGGGGATTAATTTATGGATTTTTTTCTTAAAGATATTGTAAAAGAAATTGGCGGAGAATACACACAATTGGCATCAGAGATTGATGAAACTGAAACATATGTGGATACTGGCAGCTACATTTTTAACGCTCTTGTATCTGGTAGCATCTTTGGTGGGGTTTCTGGCAACAAGATTACTGCAATTGCAGGTGAAAGTAGCACTGGAAAAACTTTCTTCAGTCTTGCCGTCGTTAAGAATTTCCTTGATAATAATCCTACTGGATACTGTTTGTATTTTGATACTGAAGCAGCAATCACAAAATCCCTTTTGGAAGGTAGGGGA